GCTTGATTAGCTGCACCAAGAGTTGATAAAGCTCCAACATCTTGACCTAAGAAGGCTTGCTGTGCTCTACCTAATCCTAATTGATTAGCTGCCAATGCTTGTTGATTTTGAAATGCTTGTTGAGCTAAATTTTGAGCCTCACCAAAACCTTGTTGTAATAATTGTGCCTGTAATGCTGCACGGTTCCTGTCGCTTGCACTTTGGTACTCTGCTCTTTGAACACCTTCTCTACCACCTCCAAGAACACCTTGGCCTACAGCTTGAGCGGCAATGTTAGGTATACCTTTAGCTGCTTGAACATCAAATTCTTTTAATGTAGCATCTATAACATCTCTTTGATATGGGGACATGAAAGCTTGAAAAGCTGTTGGTCCAGTTAATGCTCCAGCTTGAGCTTGTCTTGCAGCTGCAGATTGTAAGAATGGTTGATATGCCCCTAAACCTTGCGTTGCTATTTGCTGTGCTTGAGCCTGTAAAGGATCTTGCGCAGCCACAAACTGTGGACCAAACACTTTAGAAAGATCTGCTGTTTTAACTTGACCTGTTGCGGTTGCAAGGTCTCCTAAAAATGTTTTACCAGCAGCCTCTATAAACTCTGGTGGTAATATACGTTGTTCTGTTACTTCAGCCATTATGCTACCTTACTCTCCAATCTCTTCATTTGATCATACATTCTTTGTGCTCCTTTTTCAATGCTGCCATCTCCAGCACCTCTAACAGCATCAGCTGTCATTACAAATTCATTTTTACTTAACATAGCTGGTACATCATCAGCTCTCTCCTTTATACCTACTGGCACAAAACCACCTTCATCTCTGTAATCTCTTTCCATAACACCAGCTTGATTAGTTCTCATAATACCTGTTGGCATGCCACCAGCGGCTTTTTTATTCTTTTCGTATTCTCTAAGAAGCTCCATAAGCTTTTCCATTCTATTAGCTTTTTTCTTTAGCTCATAGTTTTTAACCTCACCTTTTGCTAGTCCAGGCATAGTTTCTTCTAATTCTTTTTCAGTCATAAATTTAACGCTATCTTTTAAACCTATACGACCACCATCTTTTACAGCTATGGGTTTATTTCTTTTTAAGTATTGTAAAAACTCTTGCATCATTCGATTTTGATTTTTCATTTTTTCAAACTCACCTTTTTCTTGTAAAAATTTTTTAAACTCTTCTTCTGGAAAAGGCACTTTACCTTCTGCGAAACCTATACGACCACCCGTGGCGTTAAGTTCACGAGTGTTAACATCTACGAATTCTTGTATTTCTGTCTCTTGTGCATCTGGATTTAATTTTGTAAAATACTCTCTTAGGTATCCACTTAAAGCACCTTTATCTTGTGTGATGGCTTCTACCTCTTCTTTGGATTTGCCTTGAGATAAAAGATAAGTTGCTATACCTGTTCCTATTCCAAGTTTGCCACCAGTTCCTAATTTACTGAAAAAATTACTAAAGATACCTTCTTTTCCTATAGCATCAGGCACTCCTGGTGTACCAAACAAGGTTGCACCTATTGCGCTTTTTATGCCAGGTGATAAAAGACCTTTCATTCCTAAAGCCCCTCCAGGTAAACCAAAAGCCCCTATACCTAAAATAGCTGCTTTACCCAAAGGTGATTTAACGAATTTTTTGACACCTTTACCTATGCTTTTTACTAAGCTTCCTAATCCATATAGTTGTCTGGGTTCTTGCATCCGTGATATTGCCATAATGTTGTCTAAATTTAAGTTAAAGGCAGGCGTACTAATCCTGAAATATCACACTTTATTTGATTTTTTTACTATCGTCAACAGGTTTTAAGTTATCAAAAAATCTACCAGAATATTGATATTCTCCTATATGGCTTATGTAGTCCATTATATAAATGTATAGTTTACCACCCATATCTGTCCATCTTTGACAAAAACCAAAGTCCTCACCAAAACAACGTTTAGTTTCTGGGTCATGAATTGTATCAAAAAAGTTATAAAAATTTTGTTTTTTAACCTCTTTACCATTTATATTAGTTGGTTGAAATATCTCTAGTTCAGGATAATGTATTATCATTTTTTCTAAGACACTTCTTTTAATTAACATGCAGCCTGTAGGAGCATGAGTTACTTCAACTAGCCCGTTATCAGAGGCAATATGTTCTTGGTCTTCTAGTTTTATAGGAAAAATTAAACCTGGTGCTTTTAATTCTTGCACTGATTTAGCGTTGTCCTTCTGACTCCAAACCTTATCCCAATCAAAAGACTTCATAGGATACGGACATGAGATTATATCTTTATCTGCTTTTAACATTTTTTCTATTGTTTCAAAATTAAAATCAATATCCGAATCTATAAATAATAAATGCGTATATCCATCTATATGATTTAAAGTTTCAGCCACACAAAGGTTTCTACCCTGTGTTACTAATGATGATTTCATTAAAGTAAAACTCACCAGAATATTACTGTTTATACACGCTTGTTGAAATTTTAATACAGCTTGACAATAATGCATAGACACATCGCTATGCACTGGAGTACACACCATTATTTTATAAGGTGATTCTCCCAGATGTATTGTTTTTACATTACCTTTCTTTTCGTGGCTCGTAAACCATATCGGTTGGTTTGGATCTTGCATCTATTACTCCTTTTAAAAATGTTGTCCATTGAATTCCAACTTTACCCCAACTATAATAAATATTGGCATATGCTGATTGAGATTCTAAATGGTTATGTATTTGTTTTGCATGAATAGTCTTAGCTGCCTCCTCTATTGCAAAACCAAATTTTTGAGCTAATGCTCTATTATTATCTTCGTATGGTATATACATTGGAAATTCTGCACCAGTTTCATATAAGGCACCGTAGTCCGTGGTTATACAATATAAACCAGCTGCCATACACTCTAACAAAGATATACAAAACGTCTCCTCAAAAATACTAGGATAAACATACATGTGATAATTTTTTAAATTTTCTTTTATGTATCTATTAGGCTTGTATCCTATGTAGTTTACATTAGGTAAAGCCTCTGCTTGCTCATAAAGTTCTTTATAATGTTTATCATTTTGATCGTAAAAGTCTTTTCCATAAACTTCGGTAGAAGAGTAAACATCTAAAGTTATTAAAGGATTCTTAACTAATTGCATAGCACCTAATAATACAGATAAACCACGCCATGGTGTGTTTTGATGAATTATTTTTATGGGATTGCCTTCTTGATAAGGTGTAGATTTTTCTATTTTATCTATACCATTTTTTATAACCACACATCTGTTTGTGGGAACATTAAAATGGTTTCTATATTTTTCATAGGTCCAATGAGAATTAAATACATACCAATCATACTTACTATGATTAGCAGGGTTCTTAAACCACGGAGCTAAGTTAGGTTGATCATAAGAATTTTTTTGCCAAAGAATATTTGGTTTGGTTGGATGTAGTGGTATTTTTTCTGGGACTGAAGTACAAATTTGTACTTGATCTAGTAAACTTTTATCTACATGTTTTTCTAAATATTCGAATTGTAATTCTGTTCCACCCTTAGGTAATTGATTTCTTATTTTCATTATTTATCTTTTATCAATAACATAACTTACTGATGTCCTCCAATATGGTATTTTTTTTATAGGTTGTGATTTGTGTAATTGATGAGATTCAAATAATATAAAAGTACCTGGTTTATATTTAATAACTTCTCCTTCTATATTTAGTTCTCCACCCCAATCTTCAGCCCATTGAGGTGTAAAAAATCCTACAATGCTATAAGTATTTTTTTCAGTGTCTTGATGAAATTCTGTATAATGATTATCATTTTGAGCGTTCAAAGCTATTCTTTTTATAATTCTGTTTATTGAAAAGTTGTGTTGTTTTTCTAACTCTGCGTTTATTCTATCAAACAAACAATTAAAGTAACCTATCCAATATTGATTATTAAGATTAACTTTTCCGTTTTCTATGAGGGTGACACCAGGAAAAGCTCCACCTGGAGTATCTGAACTACTACTTCTAGCCAAGTTCCAAATATGGTCCCTGACTAAACCTTTATATAAAGAAAAACAATCTTGTAAACTTAAAACATTATTTATTATTTTTATCATTATCTTTATTCATTACTTTCTGAAATACTTCTAAACCCTTATTAGTAACTTGCACAGTGACGTCCTGAACAATATCAGGTCCTTCTATTTTTTCTGAAGAAGTTTCACCTGTCTTTGTGTTCCTGTAAGTAGTTATAGTCGTACAATCTATCTTTATAATATTATCCGTTTTCATTCTCTCTGTTTATTAAAGCATAACTTACAACAACTGTTACTTTACTGGCTGTTGCGGCTTGTGCTTTTATAGCATCTCCCGCTTCTAAATTCAAGCTTTGTGGTGTGGCATTTTCTGAACTAGATGCCCCCATGCTTTTTCTAAAAAATTCTATATCTGTGCTTGCAGAACTATCTCTTAAAGAAGCATTACATAATATAGTTCCAGTGCTTGAATTACTAAAATATACGCTTTTAATAATAGCTACCGCAGATGTAGAAATAGTTAAAACAGTATTTAAATTAGTGTCTCCTAAAGACTTAATAGCATTTTTGTATTGAATACTCATGACATGAAATAATTAAAAGCGTCTTGTTCGTTCTTTAAATCTTGTTGAAAAGAAAAATTAAGTTGTTGTTTCATAGTGGTTAAAGATTCAATAATTTGTCTTTGATTGTCTACTTCATATTCTGGTTTAGGTTCAGGTATGTAGTTAGTTATCTTGGCCACTATAACGCTCCAAAATCCTTATCTGAAAAATTACCAAAGTCTGCAGCTCCAAATCCGCCGCCACCTCCTGATCCTCTGTCTGGAGTGCCTCCTCTATCTTCTTTTTTAGGTCCTGGAGTTTTTCCACCAACACCTGTTGGAACACCTCTTTTAGGTTTTTTAGGGGTCTCAGGGGTAGGAAATTCTCCCTTACCTGCAAACTCTTCTGCAATTTGTGAGCCTTGGTCTATTAATCTTTGTCTCGCTGCTGTAACTAAACCAGTAGGATTTCTTTCACCTTTTAATAAACTAGCTAAGTTTGTATAAGTTCCTTGTATCTTACCAAGTGGGTACTCCGCACCAATTTGTCTTGGATCAAAAATATTAGATATTAATTGTAAAACTCCACCCGTAGGAGCATCAGTAAACATTGCGTCTACGTTTTTACCGTCTTCAGTTTGATATAAACCTGACCTCATATTTCTAAATGCCTTTATTTCAGTTGGAACAAATTCATATCTGCCTGGAGCTAATTTAGTATAAACGTTTCTAGTTACAGTTTTTGAATCACTTAAATCTAAATCACCAAACCTGCCTCCTCCTCCACGAAATTCATCATTAGGCCCTCTCCCTGTTTGAAATAGTGTTTCTATGCCAGTGGGTTTTTCTATTGGCTCTTCTGGTAAAACAGGTAAAACAGGTCCTATAGTTTTAGGAGGTGGTGGAAAAATACCTGTTATATCAGGTAAGCCTTGCTGTAAATATTGTTGTGCTAAATCAAATAAAGTATTTGCCATTATCTTCTTCCATCTGGTTGAGCATCTAGTCTAAGAGTTCCATATCTCCATGTTTCTCCCACAGATTCGTTTTCTATTCTAAGAGATACTAATCTTCCTCTTGCTCTGGTATCTACTTTATCAGTTGTTGACGTAACTGTAAAGGGTCCAAGTGGAGAACTAACTGGAGTGTCATCAGGAAAATCACTCACAAAAAGAGTTATTTTAGCACTGCCCTCTTGGTATTTAAAATCAGGTATAAATCTTCTAACAGACATAATAAACTCTCCATCTCCTCTGTAATCAGCCACACCAGTCGCTTGACCCAAAGCACTTCTTCTAGAAGTTATGTCGTAGTCACCAGATCTAATAAATGCAGGTATAGCAGTTGTGGATGTGCTATTAACTTGATCAGTGCCAGTTTCATGTTCGTAATATATAGAGGCTCCATATTTATTTGTTATTCCTAAAATATCTGGAAACACAGGGGTTAAAGTTTGATCGTAATCAGTGGCATACGGTTTATCAAATACACCTTGGTCTTGATATGTGGTTCTATCCAGAGTAGAGGTAGTCCAACAATTTTCTGCATAATTATAGGTCACGCACCTATCGATTTGATCAGAACCGTCTTTTGGATAAAACCAATTTACCTCTGTATATAAATTATTGGCTCCAGCAAAAATAACATTACTAGAACCAAAGTTTAATCCTAAATTATCTCCGTCTGTTGTGAAAACAAAATCCTCTACTAAAGATGGTAAAGATTTAACTGTTCCATCATATGCAAAAAATCCTCCCTGAGTTCCCATCCAAAACACAGCTCCATTAACATATGTGGCTGCATGTTGACCTATACATCCACAATTTGTACCTACTTGCCTGACTGAAAAAGTAAATGGTGGACCGACAAATTGAACTACGTACGCAGCTAAATCAGTGATCACAAAAACATAATCTTTACCTTGAATGGCTGCTCTTATCTCATTACCAGTATCTAGTCTAAAAGTTCCCGCTGTATTGGTAGCGGTGGGAGCATAAGTATTTAAATCTTCCCCTTCTC